GGTTTGTGTATGTTTTAATACCTATTAAAACGGACACGAAATTGTAACGAGTTGATTTTATTATTTAATTTTAATATAATATAAATAGGAGAAAGCTTATGACTGATGAAGAATTTAGTTATTCAAAAGAAATCTTACGACAAATAAATATGGCAGACCCCAATGCTATGAACTGTTGGGGTGTGATGGTAGGTCACAACTGCTTTGCTTTACCAGAGTCTAAAGAACGTAGAGCTGGTATCAAGATGGAGACCAATGGGTTTGTTCATCAAGGCAGAGTTGATGTTGATTTAACATGGGGTGATGACTACACCATAAAGTTTTATGACAAGAAAGGTAATGTCAGCAGAACAATAGAGAGAGTATATGCACCAGAGTTATGTCGAGTATTAGACATAGCAATAGAGAGTGGAGACAAGACACCAGTTAAAGACCTTGAGATGGTATTGTCTCAGACCGGGAATGTTTTACATGCAGATTTAAAAGGAGGTAGCAATGGATAAAGTAGAAAGAAGACTTAATACTCAACGAGCAAAAATACTACAACACTTGCAAGATAATCAAAGCATAACACCAAAAGAAGCATTAGATTTGTATGGTTGTATGAGACTATCAGCACACATACTTAATCTTAAACAAGAAGGTATACAAATTGTAACTCTAATGAAGCAGCTAGGTAACACAAGATTTGCAGAGTATATGCTTGAAGAAAAGTATCGTAAAGAAATGAAAGAGTTACACAACTGGGACATGGCGACTGGAGTAACAGTCAAGTACCCTAAGTTATATTTCAAGGAAGAGAGAGATTACTATGACTTCCTTGAAGAGTAACTATGAAGATGTAGGAACATTTGTGTGGAGTAATTTAACACACAATGTAAGAGTTCGGAGAGATTACTTAGGGTATTCAGAGAGTGGTATGCCTTATGTAGTAGACCACTTCGAGCTTCATGTAACTGATGTAAATGGTAATCGAGTAGCCAGTAGACTGACAGAGACTGGGTATCGTTCGTATATGTTATCAAGAAAGTCTGAACATTACGGAGGTACAACTCATTGTGATAATGCTATTACAAATGAGCAGTTTCTGTCAGAATTAAAACAAAAACTAGGTGAAGAGCCAAGGCAAAAGGAGTTAATGTTATGAGTAAATTAGAAGAAAAATTAAGGTCAGACTTTTTATATTATGAATCACTAGGGAATGACAAAGAAAGATTCCCAACGCATGCAAACAGATATGAGTTTGAACAAGTAGCAAAGTATATCAAGTATGTATTAGATAAGTTTGAGTTTGTTACTGATGTAAACAACGAAGAGAACGTACCAGATATTGTTGATGAACTAGATAAGGTAGGTATAGATGTCACATCCAGTCAATGATGCAATTAAAGAAGCAGTAAAAGAAGAGGTAAACAATATGGGTTGCCTTGACTTTCTAAACAAATGCGACGAGCTAGGAATCAAAACAGGTGAGCCTTCAATGGAAGAATTGATGGACCAAGTTACTGATGTACTACTAGAAGAACGCATGCAACCATAAAAAAAAGGGAGGTGTCAAAGCCTCCCCAAGTTTGTAAGGAATATTTCGTCATGAAGATACTAACCAAAACACAGGTCAGAATACTAGCTACTATAAAGCTTTATACAGATAAATCAAAGCCTAAACCACCTACTATTACAAGTAAAATAATACAAAAAGAATTAGGAAATCTATCTCAAGGTACTATATCATCAACGCTTAATAGCTTAGAACATACACATGCTATGGTTATATCAGTACCAGTAGATGACTTATCTCGAGTAATATATGTTCATAAGAAAGCTCCAGGTTCAGTAAGAAAATATTATATTACCGACTTGGGTACTAAAACAATGAATAAGTATTTACAAATGGCAGCAGTCTATGATAAACCTACTCTTTATGAAAAGCTATTTGGAACAACTAACAAACCAATGCGAACAGCAGAACATAACTTTGCGTAAGGCTTTCGAGTGGGCTGGATTATCTAAAACCACATACTATCGACAACTGAAAGGCACGGAGTTACGTTATGATACTGCTATCAAAATTGAGAAAGCTATTTACCAACTTGCCACGCTCAAAAAATAATTTGTTTGAGGACAATAGGCAACCAGTCAAGTGTGATGCTTGTGATGAGATAGCATATAACTTCGTTGTCTTTCTATATAAGAGTTCAACTATATGTATGAAATGCTATGAGGAGGACACATGGTTAGCAAAAGTAAAGCGAAAGGAAGCTATCACGAACGGTGGTTTCTAAAATTATTTAACTCATTAGGTATCAAGACAAAGAAGCAACCACTATCGGGCAGTCTAGGTGGTGAATACAGAGGGGATTTGACTGTTGATATCGCTGGTCAAAGCTGGATAGTTGAGGTCAAGTACAGAGACACCAGTCAATTCCCTAATGTATTTAATTTGTTAGAAGACAAAGACATTGCTGTATGTAAACGCAAGAAAGGTTCGCCTCGATACTGTGTAATAATAAAAGATGATGTATGGGAAGAAGTATTCGCATACCTTATACGGCATGAAGAATATAATAAATAAAGGAGAAAGCAAATGAAAGAAATAAAATATAACGCAAAACAAATAGAACATCTTAGAGAAATACTAGGGTCATTAGTTATAAAACAATTCTACACTCAAGAAGAATATCGAGCAGTAGTTGATGATATATTCTACAACTGGGTGAAACTTTATACGAAAGGAGAAAGAAAGAATGAATCAAAAACAAATAGTTGATATGAAAAAATATAAAGAGAGAAAAGAAAAAGCAAGAGAATTACTACTGTCTATTCCTTCCCCAACTATGGCAAATATAAATTTAGTAAATGATTTAAATGCTATAGAAGGGGTAACAATAACAGGCTTAGATGTAGAAATAAAAGATTCTAATGCTGCAACAAAAGCTCATGATGTATTAGAGATATACCTAACACCTCTAACAGCAGAAGTATTAAAGATAAAAATTAGCAAATGGAAATATCTTTTCTACAAACCATACAACTCAACAATGGAAGAGGTGATGGAAAGAAGCGAGGCTATGATTGAAGAGTTAGAAAAACTTCCAGCCGACTGTGTGAATTATTCTTTAAACATGGCTATTAAAAATTTCAAAATATTTCCATCTTATTCTGAGATATATGGAATATTAAAACCTCATTATGAAAGGAGATTATTCTATCAAAATAAAATTATAACTAAGCTTGACCAGTTGCAGTAGTGAACATATAATAACCATATAAATAAGGAGAAAGCTATGGATAGACAAGGTTTTATTGGTGGTACTGATGCCATCAGAATCATGAACGGACAATGGGTAGACCTCTACCTTGAGAAGATTGGCGCATCACAGCCTGAAGATTTATCAGGAGTGTTGCCAGTACAACTTGGTATTTGGACAGAAGAATTTAATATCAACTGGTTTATAGAAAAACACCAGCCAGGATTTTCTTTGGGAAACACAGAGATTCACAAGCAACAAGCCTTAGTATTTCACGAAGGGTATGTACCATACAAGGGAGCAGCAGATGCTATGTTAGTTCAGCCAGATAAGAGTTGGATTCTTGAGTGCAAACATACCAATGCGTTTACTAATATGAATGAAATCATAGATAGATACATGCCACAACTACAGTTATACATGTGGCTTCATCAGAAACTATACGAAGGTCAAGACGTTAAGTGTGATGGTTTATTCTTGTCAGTTATATTTGGTAATACTAAATGGGAGAAGAAGCATATTAGCTATGACGAAGTATATACCACTAACATGATGGCAAAGATTACTCAGTTTTGGGAGCATGTTATAAAGAAAGTTCCACCTAGCAATAGGGATGCCGAGACACCAGACATCTCGAGCATACCTATTGATAGGAAAGTAAAGATGGATATGAACCGAGACAATGAATGGATGTCAGATGCACATGATTATGTTGAGACAATACAGTCAGCTAAAAAGAATGAGGCTGCCAAAAAGAAATTAATGAGCCACATACCAGATGATGTATATCAGATGGACTGTGATTTATTAACTGTAAACATTACAGAGAAAAGAAGAACCATTAAAATAAAGGAGAAAGCAAATGGACAGACTAAATAATCAAATCGCACAATCAAGAGTAATGGCAAGACTTACTGCAATCATGGAGATTGAAAAGGAATGCCTTAAAAAAAGAATGGTTAGTGAAGAAGAGTTGCAAAAACTCAAAGCAGAATACGAAACAATAGCAAAGAAGGAGAAAGCGAATGACTAAAAATATAAACAAAATTCTATCAAGTAACAACCCCCACCCTAAAGATGAAGGACATAAAAAAGATATGAAGAAACATGAGAATATGCAGATATGGAATTCGATTTGTGAAACAGATATAAAGTTTATGAAAACTGTTACATTAGGTAGAGTATTTAATACAATAGATGCTCAATATCAAATAAGAAAAATGACTGAAACATTCGGACCAATAGGAATAGGTTGGGGATATGATGCAACGTATGAATTCCCAACACACGGGAATGTTATGATGGTAGTAGCTTTTGTAACTGTATGGCATGGACTACCAGAAAATAAATTTGGACCAGTATCAGGTTGCAGAGCTTTTGTTTCAGATGAAAAAGTAAATGGTAAGCCTTTAGTAAGAAGAATAGCTGATGAAGAAGCAACCAAATCAGCTATGACAGATGCCTTAACCAAAGCATTATCCCATATAGGGTGTGATGCTAATGTTTTTCTTGGTCAATATGATGGAAATAAGTATGAGCCAGGAGCAGACAAAACAAAAAACAATAACCCATTTTAAAAGGAGATAACAATGAGTGAATACGATAATACTAATACTGGTGCTGTGTTCCAAGTCGATAAAGATAAAGCACAAATTGTAGGTACTGGAACTCTTAATGATGAAGGCATGGAGAACAGAGTCTGCGTTGTTAAGGAGCAACAAAAAGATGGACAAGACGTTAGAGACATCTACCTAAAGATAGGTCGCATGTGGATTAATGATAACACTAAAGAAGGTTCACCAGATTTTACTGGCATTGCTAACGTAACATCTGGAGAAAAAAGAGTAGCCGCTTGGGTAAAGCAAGGTGACTATGGGAATATGTTATCATTAAAGTTAACTGATAAAACACAAAATGCGAATCATACGCAATCATCTGTTGACAAAACTTTAGGTTCAGATGATATTCCTTTTTAGGGTCAGCTTTCTCCAAAATTTTGTACCCTAAAATATGCTAGGAGGTCTAATACTGCTCTGCTTGCCTGACCTCCTAGCTTTTATTAAAGGAGAGAGTTATGATAGATAAGATGACCCACACTATTATTCTCATGCTAACCATAGACCTCGAATCAGCAAGAGAATGTCAAGCACTCAGCGAAAAAGTATACAACGAGAACAGATGTTTTGAGTCGTACAATATATACAGTACAGTACCACCTCGAAAGCCTAATAACTTTGACGACATCATAGACTTATATATTGAAAGGAGAAAGCTATGGGAAAACTAACTAACAAATGGGAAACAAATATTAACAAACTATTCAAAGGCAAGACCATTGAATCAATCCGATACCTAACTCAAAAAGAATTTATAGATTGCTTTGGAGATTATGGCAGTTCAAAGATT